ACAGAACGTCAGAGGGAGATGTTTGATTATCTGTCGGTATATCAACAGGCCCACGGGACAACACCGACACAAACAGAGATGGCTGCGCACTTCAATATCAGCCAATCAAACGTAGCAAAGCACCTGGCTGCACTCGAACGCCGGGGCTGGGTAATGCGCGGCAAGGGAATGAAGAACGCTCTGGTCCTGCTGGACTAGGCAATCAGCCCCTTGCGATATTTATTTTTGCGGTCAAAGGTCAGGACTTCCTTGCGGTTGCCCTGGCCTTTGTAACTGCAATGTATCCAGCCGGTGTTGCCGCCTTCGTAATGCTCCAGGATCAGCTGGTCAAAATCCAGGTTGGCTGCAATCCAGCCGGCTACCTCTAGATTGTTTACACCGGGCACTTCAAAATCTACTGCCTGACCTTTTGCGTGCTGACTGTTGACGCTGCTGCCAATGGCAACGCACAACTCCCCGCTGCGGTAGCCGCTGCTGGGGCTGAACGGTATTTCATATTGGATGCGCACAGGCTCCAGGACATTCAGGCACAGCTTCTCCATTGCCTTGATGTGAGCCTCTGTTGGCACGTTTGGAATACCCTTGCGTGCAGCCGTCTGGCTTTTCACCATCTCTTCCAGGCTAAAATGAGGCGTTAGCATCATGCTTTCTTTTTGGCCTTTTTCATTTTCAGCATGGCCAGGCGCTTCATCTTCGGGTCCATCTTATCTTCCTTAGATGGCCGACCAACTTTTTTTCCATACGTTCCTTTACCCATAGGCATGACACTATCCTTTCCTAAATAAATCTGCGTCTGCTTTCTTCACGGTTGCTTTGCCCTTTACGTGGGCCTTCAGCCGGGCCACTGCCCAGGCATGAGCTGACATTCCGGGACGGCTGCCGGATGAATAGTATGCACCCAGGCCGCGCTTGTAAATCTTCTCCGCCCTGGATGCGCCGAGAGCCTTCTTATATTTTTCTGGTGCTGCCATCAGGTTTTGCTCCTCTGTTTGCTGATACGGTCCATCTCTGCCGGACTGAGCAGCCCCTTCTTGTACCGGCGGCGAGTGCGTTTAATCTCTGCCCTGGTCGCTGCCTTGTTCTTGCTGCCGCTGACATATTTTTTGGGCAAGCCGCTTTCTTTTTCTTTGGGCACTGTTTTAAATCTGCGCATCACTTTTTCCTAAACTTGTCTACGCCTTTGATTCCTAGCGCCGCAGAGCATACAAGAAAGACTAGGTACTGATACCATTCTGGCAGCTCGTTAAGACGGTCAAAGCCATTCTTCACTACCTGTTCCATGCCTGGTATGAAAACTAAAATTACGGGAATCAGCACAACCACAGTTACGATTTCGTCACGTAGACTAGATTTTGTAGACTCAGCCATAATCAACTCCCACTTGGAATCGTGGGTGGCTGCCGTCTTCATTACTTCTGCTTTGGCTTCAGCTTCTGTTTGCGCCAGGGTTGCCTTCGCTTTGGACTTGGATATTTGTCCCTCGATGACAGAAGATGCCAATGATGCCAGAGGGCCAAGGAGAGCATTTATCATGCCATGCCTTTCTTCTTTGATTTTTTCTTTGCAGCCATGATGATATCTCCGCGAGTAATTTTTTCTTTATCGCCATACATAGCTGCTAAAGTCAAAAGCCTTCTAGGTTTTTTCTTGCCATAATGTTTCGGCATTACTTATCTCCTTTGCTCTCTTTTGAAATATATATGCCATAAATCCCGGACATAATTCCCATGATGACCGAGATGTATGCGCTCTGCTGTGTGGTAGGGGACTCCAAAGACATAAACCATTCGGCTGATCTCCAACTCATGGCGACACAAGCTATCATCACAAGCCGGCCTGTGAGATTGAACCGCATATATTTTTCAAACCAGCTACTCATTCAAACCACCCCTTTAACCACAAGACCCATCCGATAAGTCCCACGACCATTGTCGCTACAAGTAAACCAGCCGCACCCAACCCTATAACCTCTGCTAACTCCGCTCTTCTGCGCTTGGCAAGTTCCTCTTGCACTCTTCTTTCTTTCCTGGCTTGAGCTTGAAACTTTTGCCAATCGTGCCAGAGTCCCGGCCTACCGCAGTAAATCATAAATCGTTTTAACTCTTCTTCGTGCTGCCTTATCTTTTCAAGCGCCATAAACTCTTCCAAATCGGATGATCGAACGCCAGCCTTTTTCTTTTTATTACCTTTACGCTGCAGCTCCTCTTTTGCTATTACAAAATCTGAAATCGCGCGCCCTGCTTTAGCCAAATCTCCAGTGTTTTGGACAGCCTTTTTAATAATTTGAAAGGCCGCATTTGCAGCAGCGAGTTCCGCAAGAATTTTCTTACCCCTTTATGAATAAGGACTATCGCCAAGCAAGCTCGTATCCCAAGCCGCCTTGAGCTTTGCTATTGTTGTGGCACTGTCGATAGCTGATGCTGCTGGCGCATCCCGCAAGCTCTTTTTCTTTTCAGCAGAAGCGGTTTGTGCTGAACTATCGCCAGCCTCGATAGCCCTCATGAAAACCACGTCTTCTGCTTCAAGCAAAGGCTGACGCACTTCACGGATTTTGTCCTTGAATATCTCTTTGGCTTTGTCCAAGTCTTCACTGATTACTTTGCCTGACAGTAACCATGCGCCACGGAAGTCTCTGTTTGCTGGAACGGTAACTTCTGACGCATTAGCCTGATTACCGTCTTTATCGATAATGTATGTATCAACCACGTTTAGTCTCCTATCATGCGGCTAGTTCATCAGAGATACGCCAAGCGTTTCTCCACTCTCTTGTTTTCGGTAACTGCTCTTTTTTGCAGATTACCATTTTCGGGCGGTTGCCCTCATCCCACGACTGCCAAACAGATTGTGGTATGTCTTTTTGAATTAGATACTCTATTGCTTCTTCTTCAGTCATCGCTGCAACAGGTTCTGTGTTGTGCAATAGATAACCACGAGTATGCTTTTCAAAGTCTGGCTGTGCTTCGTCTTTGGCTAGTTCCCAGTAGACCCATACTGGCGGCAAGATACCACCCTGCAATGCACAAGCCATCCAGTTAGCATCAGGCACAAGTACCTTAGCACACTCGTCTACGCTGTCTTCATAAACAACACGATAGCTTGATTGATATTTATTTAAATTTTGTTTTGCCCAACACAGTCTATCCCAAAGATGCATATTTTTAAAATCAGGTGTTTCCATTAAGCTAGATCTCCTTGAATTACAACATGAAAATCACCTACATCTTGGTCAGTCCCTGCATAACCTCTAACACCATACTGAGAAGATGTTTTGCTACCAAAACTTCCAGTATATTGATTACCAAAATACAAATAATCATTTACTGTAGCAGAACCACTTTGAAAAATTGTGCCGCTATAATTTGCATTACCTAAACTAGTTGTAAAAGTTATTGGATAAGACCTTCCTGTTCCCGCATCTGTAATTGATGCAATATTAAAACTATCATAAGCCTCATGTGTTCCTGATTGTTCAAAGTAAATCCATGATTTACATGAACCTTCCACTACATAGTTTGTACCAATAGACCCTGCGGTTGAATGGGTCAGAGTATCCGCTGCGAGTGTACCAGCCATTATGCTAAATCTCCAAATATTAAAAACGAGCTAAACGCATAACCGTAAGTTCCTGCCGCACTAGCAGTGTTCCACCTCATTGCAAACCCACACCCTGTTGTAAGCATTGATACTGGGTTTGAGTTCGTGTGTATAGTAGTTCTAACATGAAGCATCCTTGTATGAGTATCGCTATCCGCACCAGCAGTGCCAATTTGTGCCACAGAATAAAGGTCAGCACTCATATTATTAGTAAAGCCGTTATCCCATAGGCCGTTGCCATCGTCTGTAGTAGAACTAATATTAAACGAGCTAGTAGTTCCAGTGGTTGTTTGATAAGCATCAACGGTTGCGTATGCCTTCGCCAACCCATTTTGCAGATTAGTTGTCGTGCTATTGCCTTCACCTGTTACAGCAATAGAGCCAGCAGTGCTTGTGCCAGTGAGAGTGTTTACCTTGACTGTACTCATGCTAGATCTCCATGAACTACTGCGTGTGTGATACCATCATAATAAGTACCAGTGCTGCTTACAGAACCACATTCATATTGGGCAGTATTAACCATATAATGCCCATAATCGTAAACTTGTGAAGATCCGTTAATCATTTGATGTAATACATCAAAAGCACTTGTAATATTTAATCGCGAACGGCCTGTGCCTGTATCCACATAACTGCTAATATTAAGAGTTTTAGAATTAGCGTTTAAAGAACCACCAGCTTGATCTCCATAACCGTGAAAAGCCTTTGCTGCACTTTGCTTTGTCAGCGTAGCCGCACCACCGCCTGTGCTTTGTATGGTATCTGCTTTTAACGTACTCATCTAAACCACCGTATATGTTTCACCGCTGCCAACAGTAACTGTTACGCCGCTGTTGATCGTTATCGGGCCAGCACTCATAGCGTTCTTACCATTGGTAATCGTGTAGTTGGTTGTCACAGTCTGACCGTTTTCATAGAACACTTGGTCTGAACCGCCGCCAGTAGCACCAGCCGAGATGCCTGTAAGGTTTGAGCCATCAATAGCTGGTAACGTACCAGTTATGTTTGCCGCTGGAATATTAGTCAGGTTTGCAGCAGATGATGCTGGCAAAGTTGCTGGCAAGGCGGTCAAACTAGCTCCGCTGATGGCTGGCAAAGCACCAGTGAGCTGTGAAGCTGCTATGCTTTTATTTGTTAATGTTTGTGAGCTGCTTAAATCAACTAAGGTGGCATCTGTTACAGCAGTGTTAAATTGCGCCAACGTGCCAGAAACAGTATTGCTTCCCAGGGCTATGGTTTTGTTTGTCAATGTATCTGTTGTTGCCTTACCTACAAGAGTGTCTGCAGTCGCAGGAAGAACAACAGTGACATTACCTGAGTAAGAAAGATGAGGAGCAGCCTGTAGTTGTGTATAGTGTGCATTACTTTGCTCACAATAAAATCTTATATAAGACTCAGCACCAGAGTTTTTAATAGATATAGCACCTGACTCCATGTCAATGCCATTAGTGCCGTCAACACGAACAACACCTGTGCCATTAGGAGTTAAGGTGATGTTTCCATTTGAGACGCTAACAATATCTTGACCGGCAACATCAAGTGAACCGCCAAGCTGCGGAGTGCTATCGGAAGCTACATCAGTTATACCTCCAGAGGATATGGCCACCCATGCCGAACCATCATACCGTTTAAGTGTGTTCGATGTGGTATTATAAAATAAATCCCCCGAATCAAGACTGCTAGTTGGATCAGACGAGCCGACACGATATCGTTCAGCAAAACTATTAACACCAGAGATGTTTGTTGCGGTTGTGTTAATGTTAGTTATTGCTCCTGCAACCGTGCTTAAATTAGAAACATTTGTTGATGTTGCCATTGTGTTGAGGTCAGACACAAAATCAGATGTCGCAAGCAAATTTAAATCTGAAACGATATCAGATGTTGCAAGTGTGTTTATATCACTAACAATGTCGCTTGTTGCGAGGGTGTTAAGGTCGCTTACAATATCGCTTGTTGCTAATGTATTAAGGTCACTAACAATATCGCTAGTGGCCAGTGTGTTGATATCATTGATTACATCAGTAACGGCTAACGTGTTTAAATCTGAAACAAAATCACTTGTTATTAAACTGGACTTTGCGGCAACACTGTTAACATTATTAATGTTTGATGCAACCGTACCAATATCAGTCGCATCTGCAACAACAGCAGCTATATTAGATTGAATACCAGCTACAGTGGTGACACTACTTGAAATGCCAGCCACAGTGCTAATACTAGAACTAATTCCAGCAAGAGTCGATATCCCATTTGATGTGGTTGTTCCGTCTTGTAAGTGAGCAACAGTTTGAATATCTGCAGACGCATCAGAAACTGTTTGAACATCAGCAATGCTAGGCCCGGCCTCTGGCAAACCTGTTGTGCTGTTAAAGGCAAGAGTCTTGCCTTTTCTTGTGTCCCTGTCTGGTATGGTCATATCAGCTGTAACGTCAGACTGAGATATGCGCAGCGTCCGTTCAGCCTTTTCATCCAGCTGCTGAACCATGATTACATTACTGTCCAGCTGTTCGTTTAATGAGCTGGCCAACAAATCGCCGGCTGTGACAAAATCTGTAGTCCTGGCCAGTGCCCGGCCTCCCACTATAGTGAGAAAGTCAGTAGCTACAAGAGCTGTGCCATTGTTGCTGCCGGTCAGTGTAACAGACCCAGTGCCGTTAGACGCCGTTGAAATTGTGTAATCAGTAGTTAAGGTAAGCAGCGTATTGTTTTTAAACACTGCGATATCGGAGTCTGCCAGGATGTTAAAAGTAAAAGAGAACGGCCCGGTCCCTGTGTTTCCGGTAAATTGTACCCGTCTGTCTACTGCATTAATAGGAACGTCTGCCATCAATATCTCCTATATGGCTG